TCCTATTACAATTTCTCTAGCCATTGTAGCAACACCTGAATGCATACGAATATCATCACAAAGGAACAGGATTTTTTTCCTTTGATCTTTTGGTATATAACCCTCTCTCATAAAATTTTAATTGTCTAGTGTTAAATTTGTTTTACTATGAACTTGTTTTCTAAATTCTTCGTCTGTAAGATACAAACAAAGAGCCCGGTCTGCAAGCTTTTGGAATGAAAATTTTGTTTTAACGCACTCTATTTTAAACTCTTCGAATAAGTGTCTATGAACTTTAACACTTGTTAATTGTAACTCTTTTTTTATCATAATCTATTTTTATATATATAAATATATGGATTCTTAAAAACTAAAAAATTTTTCATCGGGAGTTAATGAAGCTCCGCATAAATCTTTATTTTTTCCAAAATCACACCAATCACAAGGTTTATCAATTTTTTTTTCAAAGTCTTTATCTATAGGATTACCAGTATCAGTATAACATTCTTTTATAAAAGAAATAAAATCCTGTTTAGCATCTTTTAAACGCTTATTATTATCAACTGGTTTGAAATTTTGTACACGATATGCTTGATGAGGTGACATTAAATTTGTATCATCAAAATCTAATACTTTACGTTTAACAATATAAAATTCTACATTTATTTTACTTAATGGTACTTTAAATAATTCAGAATAATATTGTTTATAAAGATAAAGTTGGTTATGTTTTGTTTTGTCTCCTTTTTCCCATTTACTCCATCCTTTAGTAGATGTTTTAATATCAAATATAGTATATTCATCTAGTTTTTTATTATAGATTACTAAATCTATATAACCCATATACTTAATATTTGGCCTTTCTTTAATTGGAGTAGTTATTAAAGGTACTTCAATTCCTTTTAACTCATGTTTACGAGGTGAAAAATAATTTCTTCTACCACGTTTATGTTTTTTAAACCAATCTAGTATTCCTACACCATCTGAATAGAATTCATTTAATAATTCAGGTGTTGCAAAATGACCATGTTTTTTCTTATATTTAGAATATTCTTCGACCATTTTTTCTTTGAGGAATACATTTAAATTTAAATCATCTGCTTTCTTAGCTGATGTGTCAAACATGGTTTGGAGATAATATTGTAGTGATTCATGTATAGCCGTCCCAAATACAAAGTACATATTAGGTTTTGTATCCCTATGACCTTTTACATATTCTAAATACCATTTATGGGGGCAAGATTTATAAGTAGAATATTGTGAAAATGATACAACTTTATCTGTAGCGTAATTTATTTCCATTTACCCTTAGAAACCATTTGGCAAATTATACCATAATTAGTTATATCTTGGAATGTATCTATTAATGTTTCATTTTGACATTTTCTACCAGTTAATATCATATTTTTCCACCTGTTAATTTTATCAGATAGTCTATACCATAAACCAGTCATAGCAAAATCTTTTTCTTCTTCATTTACTAATTGTGTACCAGCAGATACATTACCCATTCCATAATCAAGGTGTTTTTTAGCAAATAATTCAAATTGTTCATCCATTACTTCTACGTAAGTTTCATAAATTAATGGATATTCTTTTTTTAAAACTTCTTTAGCTTTCATTATTTTTTCTTTGTGAATTCATTTCTTTTAATACCATTTGGTCTCCTAAACTAGCATCTTTTAGATGTTTTTCTGGATATTCTATCCATCCAGTAGCTAGGTATTTTGTACTTTTTAGAGGGGGATTGCCTCTATGAGCATGAGTAAAATAAGAGGGGAAAATACAAACAGTACCGGTTTTAGGTTTTACTCTGATACTTTGATACAAAAATTCAGTTTCTCCTCCTTTTTCAACATCGTTTAAATATAAACTCCATACCCCCCACCTTTTAAAAAATAGTGAAGTAGGAGAAAATTCACAATGCCACGTATGATACCCTTCTGAAGGTTTTGTTTGTTGGACTTTTATATCTGTAACTTGATAACCACTATGGGTATGCTCAGATAATATTCTATATTGATCAATATATTGGTCAATTATATTATTCATACACCTATAAAAAGCATTCTTAGATTTTTGGTCCAAAACAGGAAAAATACCTAGTGAAATATCATTAGCAGTATGATTAAAATTAGGTCTTCTTATTGAAGATTTTTTATATTGTTGGAATATTTTAATTAGATGGTCACAATATTCTTTAGGAAATGCATTTTCATAAATACCAATAAAATCTTTAAATGTTGCTTTCATTAAATTAATTCTGCAGTACTAAAATAATTTGTTAATGCAGCTAATCTATCATCAGCATCAACTAAGTTTATAAGTGCTTCTTCAGCATTTTTATAAAAATCTTCAGTAGAGTGGTCTCCAATACCAACAGCTTTATTACCTAATAATTCTAAGGATAATAATGCTTTAGCTTTATCTGCTTCTGCAGATGTTTTTAACATATTATATAATTCTTTTGTCATTTTAATAATTTTTTAATTTGTTTATCATCTATACCTATATTATGAAGTATATTTTTTGAATAATCTTTTCCTATTAAGTGATAACTATCCTTTATTTCTCTTTTACTAACTTTAAAATGTTTAGATAAAATATTAATTAATTCAGAATTAAATTTACTTTTTTTAGGTTTAATGTATCTAAAAAATGTTTTTCTTTTTGGTACTATTTTACAATAAAAATTATAAAGTATTTCTTTATCAATAGAATATTTTTGAATTGTATTAACAAAATCAATGTAATTTCCTTTCATTGATATAAATCGATTGATCATATAAGGATTAAAAGATTCACGATCCTCACTATTAAACGAAGACCATGATCTTTTATTATAACTTATTTCATTTAACCAATCAAATATTGTCATTAATCTTGCATCTTTCTATATTTTGTGCCTGCATACTCCTCTCTTATATCTTCTGGTAGAGTATCTCCTAATATTTCATTAGTTTCAGGATCATAAAATACAGTGATTGGTACAATAGCATCTTCAGGTGTACCTGTAATAAATTTTGATACTTTTCTAAGTACCATTCCTGTGTGCCATATTTTACCACCTGAAGGTGTTTCAAGAGGTGTTGTTTTAGATAAATCTAAGTTCATTTGTGGTTGTTGTGGATTGTCCATTTAAAAGGGTTTTAATAGATTAGCGATACATCCCATAAAAGTAATTTCTTTATCAGGAGCCATAACTGATTGGTATTGTGATTCGGCAATAATAATTGTACCTAACACTGGGTTGTGGAATGAATCTAAATTTTCGAATAAAGCTCTGTATAATTCATTGTAATCTCTAATATTTGAATCAGCAATTAATTGTCTTATTTTATTAAATGCTTTATCATCATTAGATTTAATTAGATCAATAATTTGATCTGTATATTGTTTTTGATTGACAATATCTTTATTTAATTGTAAAAATGTACCTGCTAAATCATATATAATACATGATTGTAATAGATTTAAAGTTTTTCTAATATCAGGATAAGTTTTATTTACAATTTCTACAATATCATCAGTTGCACGATTGCATCCTTCAGCATCTAAAATAGTAGCACAACGTTTAGCTACTTCTGATTTGGAAGGGGGTAATACTTCAAATACTGATGTTCTGGATTGTATAGGGTCAATTATACGTTCAATATAATTACAGGTAAATACAAAACGTGTTGTTTTAGAATATGTTTCAATAACATTACGTAGTGCGGCTTGTGCGTTAATCGTTAAAAAATCTGCTTCATCCATTATAACCACTTTTAATTCGCGGAATGTTGCGGCAGATGCAAATGATTTGACTTTTTCTCTAATTGTATCTATACCATTTTCATCGGAACAATTTATATAAATTGAATCACAATCTAAATTGGTTATAATAAGTTTAGCGGCTGTTGTTTTACCTGTACCTGCAGGACCATACAACAAGATATGTGGAATATCCTGTTGTTCAATCCATTGGTTTAAACTTGATTTGAATACTTCGTTTCCAATATAATCCCTAGGATTAGTTGGTCTAAATTTTTCAGTAAATAAAGTATGTTCTTTAATCATATAGTTTAATATACAAAAAATAATTACATCATCCCCGCCATTGGGTTAGGCATTTCTTCTTCTTTATCTGATCTTTTTTCGTAAACAACAGATTCAGTAGTAAGAATAGTACCCGCTATTGAGGCAGCATTTTCTAATGCAATTCTAGTTACTTTTTTAGGATCAATAATACCTAATTCTTTAAAGTTAACCATTTCTAGATTTTTC